ACGTATAGCGCACTGTATCACCGAACTGATAGTTGGCTGCGCACCAGTATTGCTGCCCGTTGCAGTCCATCGTGTAAAGGTCTACTCCGCTGACACCTGTTGCCGGCATGTGGGGCATCGAGAATCCCCCCGTAACCTGATACTTTACTTGAATTTGTGGAGCATTGGTGTAAAACTTCACATAGAGTCCTGCTGTCTGCAACGACAGGTCCCACACGGGTTTACGGACCAGTTGTTCGGCCCGCTGCGGCAAACGCTGGTAGGCCTTTCCGGTTTCCGCATTCCAGGCTCTTCCCTGAATGGGCAACAGCGAATCGGCCGCCGGGTTATGCCAGGCTGTCTGTGCAAGCAGACAAAGCGACTGCCCGAATAATAAAGCAGACAATCCTGCAAACTTGAAAGTGGTTTTCATACTTATTTTTCTTTTAGTGTTATTTCATCAACTGTATCAGATGTGAGGCTACACAAGCATAACCTTTGTCTGTGAAGTGAATATAATCGCCGCTGTAAAGTCCGTCACGAATCGTTCCATCTTCGTCAAGAAACCAGCCTGTAGGATTTGTGTAACTGACCTGAGCTCCGAAGGTATGCGCGCCCAGCAGTTTATGAATGCGGTTGCACTGTTCACGGACTGCACTGCCCTGCTCCTTTCCGGAAGGGAAAAGTCCCAACAGGATAATCTTTGAATCAGGGAACTGCCTGCAGGCCTCTTCCGTAACAGCGATGATACCTTCAGCCGTATCGTCTGCTGTGTCCTGACCGATTACCAGATTATTGATTCCGATGGCAATCACCACATATTCCGGAGTACACCGGTTATAGTTTCCGTAACGGACACGCCAAAGCAAGTTCTGCGTACGGTCACCCGAGATACCGGCACTTTCCCAGTTTCCCTGTCCCAAAGCGTCGTCCATGGCCTGCTTGCCCGGTTTGTAGCTGACGAGCTTACGCATGCCGCCCCAACCTTGCGTAATGGAATTGCCCAGCAACAGCAGTTTCAGTTTACGTTCGTTCAGCGTGGTTTCGATATCCTGTGCCACCGAATGCCACTCCGAGCCTTCCACCCATCCGGCAGCCGAGCGATACTCGTTTCCGGGAACGGCATGGGTACAATTGTTGGACCACCGGCCGGTAGCTTTCAGTATGAAACGTACAATGGATTCGGGATTGTTCAGTGAATGCGGATGATGGCCGATACCCGGTTTGTGAATCACGGTAATCGGGGCACCGAGACGTTTCATTTCTGCTTCGAAAAGGGCTGTATTCTCTGACACCGGAACAATATCGTCTGCATCGCCCACTACGTGCAGTACCGGAATGTCTGCTTGTGCAATCTTGGCCGCATGATTCAGCGGATTCTTTTTCCAGCGCAAAGCCTGTTCCTCATTCTTAAAGCCGTAGGCTGCCAGCATCCGTGTCACATCCTCGGCCGAACCTGCATAAGCACCTTTTCCCATCGGCCAGCTCTTGATGTCCATGACCGGTGCATCGGCATAGATGCAAGCCACTTTATCAGAGTTCTGTGCAGCCCAGTTGTAAACAATCAGTCCGCCACGGCTCATGCCCTCCAGTACGGCCTTTTTATGAAAACCATTCTTCACCAGATATTTGTAAAACTTGTTCCAACGTTTTACTGCCTTATCGGCACCATACAAGTCGGCTACATCGCAATATACCACATGGAAACCTTGCTCCAGCAAGTCGATGTCGGTCTGTGGCTCATGTCCCCAGAAACGAGCCCGCCATATCCAGGGTCTTCCCTGTGCTTCTTTAGCCGGACGTACCACTTTGCAAGGAACCCCATCCAACTGGAAATCGTATCCCTGATAACCGTGAAAATTAAAGGAGGTCGCATTTTCGGGTACAATGGCTGCCGGCTTACTTTGAACTGTATTCAGCAGGTAATCGCCGATTTTACGCGCCATCGCACCCGCACCGATAGAAGACGGATGCAAACGGTCCGGCATAATGGCCTGATCCCACTGGTTGCCAAACAGATTATGCAGATTAATAATACCCAGTCCGTTATCGTAAGCCAGCTGTTCGACTACCAAACGTACCTTTTCTTCGATAATGCGCGGACTGATGGTGTTCTTCTCGGTAAGGAAGCAACGCACCGGAGTGAGCAGAATCACCTGCGGATGCGAATCCAGCGAGCGGTAGGTATCGATAAGCGTTTGATATTCTTCCATAAAATGCTTTTCGTCTTTCCAGTTCTGCGGCTTGGTGTCGTTCGTTCCCAATTTAATCAGGACAATGTCCGGAAGAAAGTTCTTCGATTCGCCGTACACCCCAGTACGGACATACGGATAATCGCCGTCCGACTGCGCTGTTGCTCCGTTCGAACCGAAGTTGCGGACTTCGTAATCATCGCCCAAGTAATACTGCAACTGGGCGGGATAAGAGTTTTTCTCCCGGTTGGAAATACCTGCACCGTACGTGATACTGTTGCCCACGCACGCCACCTTAATGATTCGTTTTGCCCATAAGCCTGTAGGCAAAATCAACAGATAGCAAATACATGCCAAAAAGATTCTTTTCATTGTTATTTAGATAAAGTTGCAATTCACTTTTCAAACAGAAGTCCCCTGTTTTTCAACATTGCTATTTGGTCAGCAATACTTATGGGCTGCTTAGTGTATGTTATCATATGTATATAAAAATAAGTTCCGCCTTGGTACGCATTGTAAAGAGGCGTGGCGGAAATTGTTGATGCAAAGATAATACTTTTTCTGCTGTACTGCAAACATTTCGATTTTTCTATCAAAACAAAAAATTCTATACTTTTGCAATGAGCCAAAAATAGTAGTGGAATATACAAAGCAAATTGTGCTGAAAAAGAAGAAACAGCTTAAGTTGGTTTTCCGAAGGAGTTAAGAATCAATAAAAACGTTAAATCTTCACCCTTTAGAATGTACAATTAAAGACAACAACCATATTTCTGACTTATCACCTATAAAATATTGATCAATAATCGGTTGTAAATACTATTGTAAAAGATTTGTGTTGTACTCCGTCCTTAAGTTCTCAATATAGCAGTCTGATTCATCTGGATCGGTAACGAATACTATCTTACCAGTAGTAAGTATCATCTTTTAGTTCCTTTTTTTCTTAGTTTGAAGCTAATTAGGTTACATCATTAATACTGATTTCTTCTTTTAAAACTCGTTCTACCTGCCGGTCAAGTAATTCTTGAAATTCTATTTGGCATATAAGAGAGCAATCCGGTATAAATTCTTCCGGCATTTCTCCACGGTTAGGAGAAAGCTCATCAAGAAATATTTTCCCAGATTGGTCTTTCAGACACGTTGCTCCTACTTCTCGTTCAATTTTTGCCATCCGGTCAAACACTTTCGGGAAATCCTTCCGTATCTTATTCCAGTAGCCCATTCCACCTTTGACACAACCGATACAATTATTGTTATTATAGCCCATCTTGTACATAGCTGGGATTTCAATGCCGGCTTTCCAAAGCATTCCCATTGCATCCTTTTTGGTTATCTGTCGCTCGATAAGTAGGAACAACGGCTTTGTATCAGGATATTGCTGTTTAAAGCGGATAGCTCGATTGATTTCTTTCGGGTCAAAGTCGAATCCCCAAACTTGACCGTCCCAAGAACCAAGTTCCTTCTCCAGCTTGTAACGGACTTGTTTCTTTAGTTCGAATGTGCAAGCTGCACCAGTAGGACCATTGATGTACCGTTTTTTAATCAGTACATCTTTTACGTTGAAAAACTTATCGCTGCGAATGGTATGAATTGGCTGCCCGTACCATCTCTCGCAATCTGAGATAAATCGGACATTATCTGGATGCCCGGAACCTGTTTCGATGTAGTAAATCTGCACATCATCATACAGACTTAGTGCTATCTTACAAGCAACTGCGGATGTTACACCGCAACTAAACCAAGCTATTATCATTTTATTCCTTTCTGATTTTGTTAAGAGTCAAGTTTTTTAATAAATTCATTTAATCTCCTAGCTGAATAATCGGTACCGCCAATTATGAAATAACCATCAACGGCAAATTTGAATGCTTCAATGGCTTTTTGTCTCATTTCTTCTTCGGCTATTACTATTGCTGCATAAGCTTTTGCTTCTGATATGGCATATTGCACATAGCCAGTAGAATCCATCCGGTTGTCACTTTCCAAATCCAAAGTGTTACGTCTGATATAATCTTTTGCTTTTTGATTCATAATTGTTCCGTTATACGTTAAACTCAATTTTCTGTTGCAGTACTTCGTCTGCATAATATTGGTCAAAATTTTTATCGCTTATCCACCAATTAAACCCAAACTCTGCATCGGTAAAGTTGTGGTTGAGATATCCGGCATCAATCAACTTTTGTATGGTCTGAATCCATTTATGTTTCGCATGAGGGAAACGCCGACAATCTTTTAGCTTCTGCTTATAGTTAGACATTGGGCAGATAATACATCCGATGCGCTTATAGCCTTCATCATACAACGAGCAATGCTCTATGCTATTCCCATTCAAAAACTGCCATACGTCCCTATCAGTCCAGTGAATTATTGGAGAAACAAGTATTTTATCCTTTCCTCCCACGCAAGTAACCATCTTTTCTTTGTGTTCAGAGAATTGGTCGAAGTTGCCGCTAAATTTATGACCGCTTATTTCAATCTCTTCACGCTTAGAGCGCCGGGCGCTTTCTGCTTTTCTAACGCCAATCAATGTAACCTTGCCAGCACCGGATATCTCTTTAAATTCAGCGCAACACCAACGGATTGATCTTGTAGGCAATAAGTGTTTTTTCAAAGCCATATCATAGATAGATATCTTTGGCTTAATCAATTCTACATCCGGGTAGTTCTGTTTTACAAAACGAATTACTTCCGGTGGGT